CGCGATCTACGAATTTGCGCTGGCCGGGCTTCGCCCCAGGCTGGCGCTCGCTGCGGGCAAATGCTGGCCTTCGGTGACGGCCGGGCTGGCGGCGGTGCGGGTGACCGCCGTTGCCGGCTATGGCGGGATCAACGATCAGCCGGCGGACCTGCGGCTGGCGATGCAGAAGATGGTGGCGGCCTGGTTCGAGGATCGCTGCGAGGGCATGATCCCGCAGGACGCCGTCGCGATCCTCGATCAATATTGGATGCCGAGGGTCTGATGCAGATCGACCCCGGCACGTTTCGCGATCGCGTGCAAATCATGGCGCGCAGATCCACGCAGGAGGCGACGTTCGGCACCGACCAGATCGCATGGACGCCGATCGCGACCGTCTGGGCCGAGGTGCGCGACGTGTTGCCGAGCCGGAGCGAAAACGTGGCCGAAGGGGTGACGATCGCGCGCCGGCCGGCGCGGATCCGGATGCGCTGGCGGGACGATATCAGCAGCGACATGCGGCTGATCGCCCGCGGCCGCACGCTCCAGATCGTTTCCGGGCCCGCCATGCTCGGCAACCGGCAATATCTCGAACTGATGGCCGAAGAGGCCTCGACGATGGGAGACGCGGCGTGATGGTGAAGGTTGTCGCTGGGCCCGGCCCACACGGTATCAAGATCACCGGCGAGAATGGAGAAGCTATCAGCGGCGTGGTGGCGATCGACTGGCATGCGCGCGTGGATGAGCCGTGCCGTCTTGAGCTTGTTCTCTGGTCGGGCGGGGCCGAGATCGAGGGTGAGGCAAAGTTTATGGTGCTCTCGCCTGGAGCCGATCGTCCAAAGTCGGTCGATAAAATCATCTTTGCCGACGGCACCGAGTGGAAGGCGCCATGACGCGGATGCTGAAGGGCGGTCCCGAGCTGCTGGCGGTGCTCGATCAGTTGCCGAAGGATATCGAGCGCAACGTGCTGCGCGGCGCGCTCCGGGCCGCGGCGAAACCGGTCGCGCAACTGGCCAAGGAAAAGGTCCGCCGCAGGAGCGGCGCCTTGGCGAACAGCATCGTCATCGGCTCGCGGACCGAAGGGGGGCAGCCGCGCGGCTATGTGAAGCTGCGGGGCAAGCACGCCTTTCTCGGCCTGTTCATCGAGTTCGGCGTGAAGCTCCACCTGATCAAGGTGAGCGACGAGGACCGCGATCGCCTGGGCAAGACCACCCGGCACGGCTTCCGCCGCGCCAGCATGCGCATGATCAACAATATGGTTCGGCGCGGCAGCCTGAAGATCGGCAAGGATTTCGTCGGGCCGGTGGTGACGCATCCAGGCTTCGCCTCGATGCCGTTCATGCGCCCCGCGCTCGACGAGGGCGCGGCGGCAGCGGTCAAGGCCGCCGGCGCCTATATCGCGCGCCGGGTGCAGATCGGCGACATCAAGGCGCCCGATCTCGACGTGGAGGAGGAGGCTTGAACGGGATCGCGGCGCTTCGCCAGATCCTGGCCGGAACCGCCGGGGTGACCGCGCTCGTGCCCGCAACCCGCATCATCGGCGGCGATCTGCCGCAGGGCGTGGAGTTGCCGGCGATCGGCATCACGCGGGTCAGCCAGGTTGACCGCAGGCCGCTTGCTCAGGGTGCGATGCGGCGCGTCACCGAGCGCATCCAGGCGACCGTGATGGCCAGCACCTATCCGCAGGCCGAAGAGATCCGGCGGACGATCAAGAACGCCGCCGACTATCAGACGCCCGGCGTGAACGGGATCAGCGAGGTGGTGGTGCTGGCCGAGGGCGTCGGGCCTGATTTCACCGCGGACGAAGTCTCGATCCCGATGCAGATGCAGGACTTTCTCGTGAGCTTCAACGAGGCCACGAGCTAACCGAATTGCCGTCACGGCAATGAACCCGCCCGCCCGTGCGGGCTTTTTTTGTGACTGGAGAATATCATGACAGTTCGCACGACGGCGGGCACGACTCTGAAGATTTCGGCGTCGAACCCCGCCACCTTCGATGCCGCCGGCTATGCCGCTCTTGCGTTCACCCAGGTCGGCGAGGTGACCAACCTCGGCGAGTTCGGCCGCGAGTATAATCTCGTGACGCACAACCCGATCGACAATCGCGGCACGGTCAAGAAAAAGGGCAGCTTCAACGAAGGATCGATCCAGCTGCAGCTCGGCGTCGACGACGCCGACGCGGGCCAGATCCTGATGAATGCCGCAGCATTGTCCGACAACGACTATTCGTTCGTCATCACCACCCAATCGGGCAAGAAATATTATTTCCAAGCCCAGGTGATGCAGTTCAAGGTCAATGCCGGCTCGGTCGATCAGATCCTCGCCGCGACCGCAACGCTGGAAATCACCACCAGCTCCGGCGGCGTCGGCATCGTCAAAGTCTAGGCTTGGCGCGCCCGCCGCGCCCTCAATTCCGTCCATCCAGGAGTAAAGCATCATGACCACGCTTGCCGCGAGCATCGCGCTCGCCCTCGCCGGCACGTTCAACGGCTCGCCCGACGTCGGCGCCATCACGTACAGCTTCCCGTTCGCCCCGAATTTCGTCTTCACCGACGGCGCGGGCGCCAACCAGGCCAACAAGATCTGGAGCGATATCCGCACGCTGGCGGCGTCCGCCAACGAGGATCTCGATCTCAACGGCGCGACGCTCACCGACGCGCTCGGCCAGGCGCTGGCCTTCACCAAGGTCAAGGCGCTGATCGTCGTCGCCGATGTCGCCAATACCAACCAGGTGGTGATCGGCGGCGCCGCCAGCAACGGCTTCATCTCGCCGTTCGGATCGGCAACCGACAAGGTGAAGCTCGATCCCGGCGGCATGCTCGTGCTCGTGAACCCCAGCGCGGCCGGCTACGGCGTCACAGCCGCGACCGCGGACCTGCTGCGCATCGCCAATGGCGGCGCCGGCACCAGCGTCAACTACACGATCTTCGTGATCGGCGCCTGATCCAGTTTTCCGGCGCGTGCCGGAAATCCACGCTCCGGCTCGCCCGCTGTCACGGGCTCGGGCGGGCCGGGGCACCCTTCCCGTGAAAGGAAAATCCATGTCCATGTTTGACATCACCAAGGTCGCCGCCTCCGAAACCGGCGTCATCGAACTCAAGAGGGGCGACGACAGCCCGCTGACCGACGACAAGGGCAATATCCTCTCGGTCACCGTCCACGGCCCCGGATCGAAGGTCTATCGCGCCGCCGAGGCGAAGCGCGAGCGGGCGCGGCTCGAGCGGCTTCGCAAGAATGGCGGGCGGGTCGAGGCGCTGGCCGATACCAATGCCGAGGCGCAGGCCGAGTTCCTGGCAGCCTGCACGATCAGCTTCAACGGCTGGACCTATCCGACGGCGGACAAGCTGGAGGGCGAGGCGATGTTCCGCGCCGCCTATCTCGATCCGGCGCTGGGCTTCATTCGCGACCATGTCTTCGAGCAGATCAACGACTGGTCCCATTTTACGAAAGGCTCGGCGAAGAGCTGAGCCTCTATGTCCGCCAGCTCGCGTGGCTGGCGGCAACCCCCAGGCCGAAACACCGCAAGCTTGGGGATCTGCACGAACCGAAGAAGCGGATCGAGCAGCTGAGGGAAGACGGTGGCGTTCCCGACCTGCCCGAGGTGGAAGCGCGACACCTGATCGACCTGCTGATGGAGATCGGGCCGACGGTCCCATCGGGTTTTGGCCCGGTGGCGATCGGCTGGCGCGAAATCGAGGCATGGCAGGCGGTCAGCGGCGTCGAACTGGCGCCGTGGGAAGCGGGCATGATCCGGCGCCTTTCGGGCGAATATGCGGCCGAGCTGCATGCCGCCGAGGACGAAGATCGCCCCGCGCCTTACCTCTCGGCCGCGGTGGTGGCGGCCAATCGTGAGGCGGTCGAGCGCAAGCTTGAGCTGCTCTTTGGATGATGGGGGTTAGATCTGGCTCGGCGGACGGTCAGGCACGATCTCGGCAGTTTGCACGGGATCGGCGTCCATGGCCTGCCAGTAGAGTTCGGCGATTTCCTCGTCCGGCTCCGCGTTGATCCTGGCCATGAGCTGATCTTCGAATCCGGCGATCGTTGCCGCATCGAGGCGCTCCACCACACCGCAAGACGGGCAGACGATATCAGTTTCGACAGTCAGGCCGATTGCGTTGATCCGAAACAGGTGACCGCAATCGCAGGTGATGGGCAAGGCCATCCTCAGTTCGGCGAAAGACATCATTGGCCTCGCTGGCAGTGACAAGTGGGTCGAAAGTAACATGACGGAAGGGAATCGGGAATGAGAGCTGGAGCAACCAACGTCGGCACGCTTGAGATCGAATTCCTTACGAACGTCGTTCGCTTGCAGAAGGACATGCGCGACGCCCAGCGCGCGATCAAGACCATGCAGGATGGCGCTGTCGGCAATATCGAGAACATCCGCCGTTCCTTCGACAAGGCTGGCGTCAGTATGGTCAACATGGGTAGCAAGGCCAAGCTTTCCGCCAACCACGTCCAGAATCTGAGCTTTCAGCTGAATGACATGGTGGTCGGCCTCGCATCCGGCCAGAAGCCGATGACCGTGTTCATGCAGCAGGGCGCGCAGATCGGCCAGATCATGCAGCAGGCGGGCGTCGGCGTCGGCGGATTGATCCGCAACCTTGGTGGCATGGCCGGAGGGTTTCTTGCAGCCCACCCAGCGATTGCTGCGGTCGGTATCGCCTTGGGCGGCGTGATAGCGGGATTCAAGTTGTTCCAATCGGAGGTCAATAAATCCGCCAATCTCGATAAGTATATCCAGTCGTTCGGCCTGACCCAAGAGGAAATGAAGAAGCTCAAAAAGGAGCTCGAGGAAACCGGAGGAGTTGCGGTCACCACCGGCGACATGATGAAAGGACTGTGGAAGACCATCAGCGACGGCCTTGGGCTGGCGGAAATTTTCTCGAATATTAAGTCCTTTGCTATCGACGCCTTTAAAAACATGGTCAGCGCGGGCAAGGATTGGGCTGTAGGAATCTATGCCCTGTTCAAGGGCACCTATGACGGCATCGTCGCCACGTGGCGCCAACTTCCGGCCGTCATGGGCGACTTCTCCATCCAGGCCGCTAACGCGACGATCTCCGGCATCGAATGGATGGTCAACAAGGCCATCGATGCCATTAACGAACTATCGGGCCTGGCCAATAGCGTGATGAAGTCCGCTGGCATCGAGACGCGCTTCGGCCAGATCGGTCAGGTGAATTTCGGGCGCATCAATAATAGCTTCGCAGGTGCGGGAGCCTCCGCTGCCGATGCCTTTTCCTCGGCCTATAAGAATGCGCTGAGTCAAGCGAACGGCACGATCGACAGCTTCATGAAGAGCTGGGCTGCGAATTCGATCCAGGCCGCGAAGGACCGGATCAAGCTCAAGGCCGATGACATTCTGTCGGATCGCACCGTGAAGGATGCCAAGGAAAAGGTCGATCAGTTCACTAAAGACCTAGAGGCGATGTTCGCGCGCGTGAACAAAGGCATCAATGATCTGGTCCGTGGCGATCCCCTCAAGCGGCTCGGTATTGAAACGCACTCCAGCCCGCTTGATTATCTTGATCTTCGGCCTGGGGCGGCCGGGTCGGGGCTTACCTACCGGGAGACCATTGATAACAAGCGGGATAATCAAAAAGAGCTAGCCGATGCCTACGCCGACGAGGTGCATCGCCGCGCGCTAGATACGGCGCAGGCGATGGCGGACGTCTTCGGAAACAGCCTCGGCGGCGTGTTCGGCAAGATCGAACAGATCCTCAACGGGCTCGGCACGGGCAATTTCGGCGGCGGCAAGCTGGGTGGGCTGCTCACCCTTCTCGACCAATACAAGGTCAACACGGCCGATGCCAAGGACCAGCCGCAGATGAAGTCGCTGGTCGATATCTTCGGCAAGAAGCTCGATACCTTCTTCGGCAAGGAGGGTTCGCTCACGAAGGTGCTCCGTGGCGCGGGCATCGGGG